TGGATTAACAAAATTTAAATGATGTGCTGTATTAATTACAAATTCTCTTGCAATTGTAGCAATCCCTGAATGTACCCTGATATCATCACAGATTAGTAAGATTTTTTTCCTTTCATCTTTAGGTATGTAACCTTCTTTTATTTCCATATAACTTTCTAATTTTAACTTAATATAAGAATAATATCTTACTCTTCCCCGGATAAATTAACATGTCCGTGAATCATTTTTCTAAAAACATCATCCGTGTTATATAAATGTATTGCTCTTTCACTTAATTTTTGGAAGGAGAATTTGTTCTTAATTGCATTTATACGAAATGTTTCAAATAGATCCTTGTCTATTTTTACGCTAGTTAATTGTTGATTTTTTTCACTCATAATATATATTTTATATATACATATATCAGAGGAGGGGTTTATTTATAAGTTGCGGTACAATGGTGTATTTTATAAAAAGGACACCATTTACAATTATCATTTATTTGTGGAGTATGCTCTGTATTTTGGAATCCTTTATTGTCAAATGCTTCTTCTATAAATTTATCCATAGCTTGAGTAGCTTTGTTTACTTTTATTTTCCCTGATGGTGGGGAAAATATTTGAATTCGTTTAATTATAAAATCTTCATTTACTGGTAATTTCCGTTTGACAATAAAGAATTCAATTGTGATATTATCTATAGGGAAATTAAATACGTCAGATAAGAATTTTTTATACAATATTAATTGAAATTGTTTATTTTCATCTTTTTTAGCTTTGTCGTTCCAACCTGATGTTGAAGATTTTATATCTATAATTTTTATTGTATTGGTTGGTTCATGGTACATTACAATATCTAAGTAGCCCTGATATAATACATTTGGTTTTCTTGGGTCTATGATTAGGGATAAAGGTATTTCACATCCAATTAAAAACCAACCACGTTTGGAGAAATGTTTAGTTTTATTTTTAGCAAAGTCTCGAATGATTTCTATACCTTGTTCATAGAATTCTCTAATTTCTTCCGGTGTGCTAAAGTGAGTATTATTGTTCTTTTTGTATTGGAGTTTATATTCTTCCCTCAAAGCATCTCCAAACATTTCGGATGTGTTGATTTTATCTGCTTCTACCATACTTTTATCATACATTACTGTAAGATAATGTTGTATAACAAGGTGGAGTGCGGATCCAAATACAGTATGGATAGTTGAATTAAATTGCTTATGTCCTTCTTTATACTGTAGTGCCCATTTTTTGGGGCATTCATTGAACATTGAAAATTGAGAATAGGATATTAATTTTTGTGTAGCCCAATTTATTTCTGTCTTCGTATAGTTACGGATATCTTTAACTATTTGTGGTATTTTCTTCTTTTTAGCCATAATATAATATACAAAACTTCTATTGAATATCCAAGGAAAAAGAAACCCCCACGATAGCGACGTTGGGGGCTTCACCGTTACAGTTTTGTAACGGTCCTAAATATTATTTTAGATTTCTTCTGTTTCTTCTGCTTCGGCACCAACAAGATCTTCATAATTATCCATAGATAATATTTGACCTTCAACACTCATAGAGATTGCTTTTTCAGCTAAATCATGTAAATCCATATCAGTTGAAGCATCTTCACGTGCAAATTCTAACATACGAATAAATAACGGAACATCCATTGTAATAGCGTCTACTGGATTTTCTTCTGGTCCTGATATTTCTTGATTAATATCAGCAATTTCACCTAAATAGTGATCGAATGCCATTTCATAATCTGTTCTTTCTCTATCGAATATATTACCTACCATTCCTAAACCAACAAAATTTTCATCTAATTGTTGTTTTGTTTTTTTAGCTGGGACGCAAGCTAAACGTTGCATTTTTTGAAATTCACTTTCCATCTTATAATTTTATTATAAATATTGTGTATTTTATTTACCACGCAATACCATAAGTGCTTTCTGCATGTATAAAATATTATCCAACTGTTCTTGGATTGAGTGTTCTAACCAATCTTCTAGGGTTAGGTCAGTACGATCTAAATCGGTTGAATATTTCTCTTTCCCAAATGTAGCTCGCTCAACAAATTTATCTATAATTGAATCTACAATTGAATCTGTTTTTCTAATAGTACGTGTATTTAATGATTCAAATTTATGTCGCCCTACGTCTGTGTTTTTGGTCATTTTAATAATTTTTTAATTTCTTTTTTTTCTATACCCATACTACCTAATATATTGGATATACCTTCAGGTGGTAATAGAGATATATATTCTTCTGCTTCCCCTAAACTACATTCAAAATATTTGGAGATATATCCTACAGTTTCACTTTTAATTTTGGATTTAGATGAAGTAGGATATTTATAGTATATTTGTCTTTTGGGTAACATATCTCTATAAATCAAATATATTTGTTTTTTATTATCGTGGGGTATTTTTTGTACATAATTAACCAATTCGATATAGTCAGGACATAGAGATAAATATCTATGTATCATATATGAATTAAATACTTTAATTTGATCTTCGTTGAAAGAAGTCCAATCGGATTTACCAACTTGGATTTCCTTCAACCAATCAAATAATGTAAATGGTTTATTTTTGACCATTATAATGAAATATCAGCGTATTCTGAACGTAACTCTGGTGGTAATGAATCTTTGATTATTTTCTTACTTTCCATATCATAAAATACTGGGATGGGGATGAATGCATCTTCTGCTCCTCCAGTAATAAACTTGGATACTTTTCGGAGGATAAAACCTTGTCCGAATAAATGACCACCATCAAATCCTGTTACAGGAGTTGTAGATGCCATATCTATATTTGGTTGTGGATTCATATTGTTGTTGATGTTTTTGGAGTCCATACTTCTTTAACTTCATGAACCATAGGTTTGAGCATTTCACGTTCACCCACCATAAATGATTCTAAACCATGTCTATAGAAAAATCTTCCTCTCAAATATGCTTTGAGATGTTTTTTCTCTTTGGTTCTCTCATCTTTATCAGAGAAATCTTTAACTTTACCTCCAAATGATCTGTTATGTTCATCAGATTTGAAGAATATACTTTTTACTTTCATCTTTTATTTATTTTAATTAATATATCAATATACGAATTCTTTATTTGTTTATCAAATTCTAATTTTTGTTTTTCATATATAGGAAGAAAAGTATTATATAATATCTCCAGTTCTTCCATTTGTGTTATTTTTTTCATTTTTATAATCTAAATAAAATCCAAAAGCTACTATTAAATTCATCCCTATAGAAGATAACACTTCATATATATCTTGATACACATTCAAACTTAAATGGATATGACCTACCATCCAAAATGGGATAGCAAGATTTTGGGATATCCAAATTATTAGATGTTTAAGGAAAAACAATTTATTGTTGGTTATCGAAATGGTCTCTTACAAATTTAGCAGCAACCACCAAACCAATAAATAATATAAATAAAAATATAGATCCAACCATTATGTTTTCTTTTGTGGGTTCCATTTTATAGTGATTTTTTCCAATTTTTAACTTGTCTAGCTACATCCTCCATTATTGAATCCCTTACCTCATCAGGTATTTTTTTGGGATATGTGAATATAGTATGCTCGGATGTATGTTTGTTAAGTGCCTGGATTAGAAGGGCTATATCGAATTCAACAGGTCCATATTCTCCATCTGAACAATCAAATATAACTCTTACACCTTTTAGTTTTATATATGCCTCGCGAGACCAATTCCCTTTACCAACAAATATTGTAGTTTCTTTACTCATAACTTTCAATTATTTTATCGTTGTATGTCATTGTGATTAGTTTGGTTGGGACGTACTTATCTTCAAACTCTTTTGCTTGATTGCGGAAGTGTGAAGGTATTAAGTGTGTATTTGCCTTATACCATTTATATCTCTCGTCTCTACTTAATTCTCGTTCTTCAATCTTTAATCCCCACTTTTTAGAGAACTCTGTATTGGTTTTACACTTGTTAGTGAAACTTTCTTGAGAATGTTCCATAGGAATAACACTACATAACATTTCACCCAAGGTTTTTCCATTAGGATCACCCAGAATAGTATGACTATCAACATATAATTTATAAACTATACCAATTAATTTTTCCTGTTCTTCACTCATACCTTAATTTTATTTTAATATTTGTATAATTTTTTGGATGCAAGACATAAAACATATTTCTTTATCAATTACTGCTGTGCTTTGATATATATGATCATGTATTATAATAGTAATCATACCTGCTAATCCTTTAGCAAATGTATCTGATTCGTTGTATAATTTTTTATATACACTGTCAAAATCATTAATATCACCATCCATTATTATTTGTCTAATATTAGAGAATGTTTTATCTGTTGGTTTAGATAATTCTAATATAATTTTATTTTCAGCCTCTATATTATTGGTGAGTGTAGCAGACAATACTAATTTACCATCGGCGGTGTATTTTTGAATATTATTTATTATTCGGCGTATATCTGGGTAGTATGTCGATATTATTTGTGCTACATCTTTAATATCAAATTCAATATTTTCAGATTTTAATATAGCATCTAAATGTATTGCTATTGATTTTTTGTTGGGTGGTTTGATATTATAATCTTCTAAACGTGAACGTAGTGGTTCTATTAGTCTCTCCGGGTAATTTCCGGTTAAAATAAATCTAGTACCCATACTATAAGTTTCTATCATATTCAACAATAATACTTGAGACGCTTGGAGAATATGAGTTGCTTCGTCTAATATTACTATTTTTGGAGCACTTTTAAAAGACATAACAGAAACAAATGGGATTATCTCATTTTTGATATCTTCCATGGAACGTTTATCTGCAGCATTGAGATATAAATAATCACAATCTAGATTTTTAGCTATAATTTTAGCTAATGTAGATTTACCCGAACCGGGTGCACCATAGAAGAACAAATGTGGTATGTTTTGCTCTTCAATCCAACTATTTACTTTAATTTTAAATGATTCTTCACATATATAACCATCCATTGTGGTAGGTCTCCATTTCTCGTTTAATATATAATGTTCTTTCTTCATAACCATAATATACCAAAAAAGCTTGCAATAAGCAAGCCTTTTATATCAAAATTAATATATTTATTTTATAATCCCTGCTCTAACCAACATAGATCGCATTTCCAAATCTTCAGATTCTTTTAGATTTTTTGCATTCGCTTTATCCAATTTATCTTGTTTTGCTTTTTCTTTAGCAAATTTGATTTCTAGTTCTTTTTTATAATCGGATATAATAGGAAGTAAAGCGCTTCGTTGTGATGAAGTGATACCTGTTACTACCAATTTAAATTTACCATCTTCTGTAGGTTCTATTGCAAATTTTAATGTTTTAACAGCACCTAATTTACTTTGAAATAAAGCTCGAAGTTTACTTGCTTGTTCTCTTGTGTCTAGAGTTGTAGTTAGTGGAGTACCTGTATCTTGTTTTGTAGTGGTAGCTCCATCACTAGTAGGTTCTACTTTTAATATATCAAATTTAATTCCTGCATTTTTAAGTATAGTTTTAACTACTTTTTCCAAATATGCTCTAGAATCGAATGGGTTTTCTCGTTCTAATGGAAATACAATATTATCCCCTTCAACTTCATAATGTACTCCCTTTTCTAATTTACCTGCATATTTTTTAAGGTTATCTGGTGTTTTAATAGGGTAATAGTTTTTACCAAATTTACCATAAAAACTCATTGGTAATGATTTACCTGTTAGGGATTTTAAATATCCTTCCAAACCACCTTTATTTCCTTCTGCTATCCATTTTTCCAATTCATCTTTGGTTTTTTCTATAGTTTCATCCCAAGCTTCAGGTACACGTTTTTTTATATCTGCAATTTTAGCATCTTTTTCTTCATCTGATCTTACATCCCAATCTTTCATGGATGCAGCTGATTTTTGAGCTGGTATAGAAGGTCCAAATATTTTAACTATAGTTTTAGGATCGCGCATATTTTGCGCGTATATTCCATAATTTTCTATATTATCTAATGCATTCAGTGCTTCTTCTGTTGATGAAGGTTGTATGGTTAAATCATAATTTGTAGAAAGTGACTGTAAGCCATTTTCTTCATCCCCCATCTCCCTTAATATATTGCGTAGTTTCATCTATATGTTTTATTATAAATATTAATGTTCTCCATATATATCAAACCGTGGTTTTACTTTTGATTCGTTAGGTCTAATAGCAAATATTTTACCGTTTAATGGTTCTAATCTAAATGGGATTTTTTCTTTATGGGTTTGAAACCAGGCTTCGAGGGTTTCAGTAAGAGAGGGGAACTTTGACTTCCCCCCTACTAATACCCAAGTATCTCCACTACCAGCAACCCTGGTAGCGATCAATTCGAGTGTTTCTTCCATTACATCATCCCCATCATAGAAGGATCAAATGCTTCCTTCTTTGTATCTGGAGTATCTGTAATCACTGTCTCTGTTAATAATATAGTACCAGCAATAGAAGCTGCATTTGATAATGCTTGTTTAGTTACTTTATGAGGATCAAGTATACCTGCCTCTTTCATATTAACTACTTCTTTGGTTTTAATGTTATATCCAGCCCATTCACTGTCTGCTACTTTAAGTTCATGCTTAGCAATCATCAAAGTATCTGCTATTGAGTATCCAGCATTAATTAATATTTGTTCAAATGGTTTACCACAAGAATTATGTACAATTTTAAATCCATACTTGAATGAGTCACTAGATTCTTCTAATAATTCAGCACAACCATTAATGTCTTCGCGGGCATATAATAATGCTACACCACCACCAGGAACAATTCCATCTACTAAAGCTGCTTTTGTTGCTTGTAAAGCATCATCAACACGATCCTTTTTCTCTAACATTTCTGTTTCGGTATTACCCCCAACATGGATTATTGCAACACCCCCAACAAATTTAGCTAAACGTTCTTGTAATTTTTCAGTTTCATAAGGTGTTTTTGATTTATCGATTTGAGCAGAAAGTGATTCTGCACGTGCCGTAATTTTTTCTTCTTCACCTTTCCCATCAATAATAGTAGTTGTATTTTGACCTACGGTGATTGTTCTAGCTGAACCAAGCCATTTTTCATCAAATTTATCCAATCTCATGCCTTTATCCTTATCAAATACAACACCACCTGTCATAATGGCAATATCTTCTAACAATAATTTACGACGATCACCGAATTCAGGCGCACGAACAGCACATACTTTTATAGTACCACGCATTTTGTTGACTACCAATGTTGAAAGTGCTTCACCATCAATATCTTCACATATAATTAATAGAGATTTGTTGGATTGAGATACAGCTTCTAAAATAGGTAATAAATCTTTTACTGCTGTAAATTTAGTATCGGCCATTAGTATCAATACATCATCCAAAACTGATGTCATAGCATCGTTATTTGTAACGAAATAAGGGGATTTGTATCCTCTATCAAATTGCATCCCCTCAACAGTTTCCAATTTGGTTTCTCCTGTTTTAGATTCTTCAATATGAACAATACCTTCTTTCCCTACTTTTTTCATCGCAAGTGCAATCAGTTTTCCTACTGATGGGTCATTATTTGCAGATATAGTAGCAATTTGTTCCAATTGTTCTTCTGATGTTATTTCCTCTGAAATTTTCTTCAATTTACGGAGAACAACACCAACAGCACTGTCAATACCTCGTTTGATCTCAACAGAGTTACCTCCATCATTAACATACTGTAATCCTTGTTTTACTATTTCGCGAGCTAATAATGTTGATGTTGTTGTACCATCACCAGCATTGTCAGATGTTTTCATTGCCGCCTGTTTAATCATATTGATTCCAATATTTTCAATAGGGTCTTTAACTGATTCAATTTCTTTTGCTACTGTAACACCATCTTTAGTAGAATTTACTTTACCATTCTTTATAAAAACTACATTTCTTCCGTTAGGTCCTAATGTTGATACTACTGCATCGGCTAATAAATCTATACCCTTAACTAATTTTTTTCTAGCCTCGGCTCCAATTTCAATTTCTTTACTCATTTTACTTTTATTCCTGTTAATACTTGTTTTTCACATCCAACCCAATAATCATCACCTTCATGTTCGAATTTAGTGAAACCTTGTGTTGGTAAAATTACTCTGTCTCCTACTTTAATAACTGTAGGGATAAATTCACCTGTTACTGTATGAATTCCAGGTCCAACAGCAATAACTTCACCATGTACATTTTTATCTTTCCCCATATCTGGGATAAAAATAGACCCATGTTTACCTTCTTCAGCTTCAACAGGTTTAAGGATAATAGCATCAAAATATGGTGCAAATTGTTCGTGTTCTTTCATTTTTATATTTCTATTGATTTTAAGAGATTTGTGATTCCGTCTTTTACTACATTCCAAGTTTGAATGTATTCTTTGATTGATTTATATTCACCTTGATTTTGGTAGAATTTCTGTCTTGCTACTGAGTTTAATGCATTTGAGAAAGAAGTGTAATGTCCTATTACTTTTTCTTGTTTCTTCCCTGTTGCTGCTTTACCTCCAAATCCTCTAGCAGATACAAAGGATTCCATCACTGTGAAATTTGATGTGTCTTTTACAATGTAAAATGGTTCCATAACTTCATCTCTAATGAGAGTTAATGTGGATTGTGGATCTTCATTCCCTTCACGGGCAGGTCTACCTCTTCTAGCTTTTACTTCAACTTCTTCCATAACTTTATTTAAATTTATAACTTAATATACGAAAACTTTTTTAAATTTCCAAATATTTTACCAAATATCCTCCGCTTTACGTACTATATAGTACATACTTGTTGTTTCTTCATTTATAAATATTAACTTCATCAACCCTTCACCAGATAAATACATAGTACCTGTCTTCATATCTTTATTTGAATTTAAAATATTTCTGAAGTGGTTAGAGTTAAATGGAATTTTAATTGAATTTACTTTAATATCACCATACATTTGGTATGTTATTTTATTATTATGGCCTTTTTCATCTCCAAATGAAAATTTACACATTAATATATCATTTGGGTCTAATTCGGTAGATACAACCATATTATCAACATCAGCAAGTGCACTTTTAGCTTTTACTAAATTATCCACATTTTCTTTCAATATTGGAATTGTTATATCCCATTTAGGTTCATTTACCGAACCTACCTTACCAATTAAAAGTGGATCAGCCAAGGCATATACTACATTAAAATTAAGATCAGATATATTTAATTTGGTATAAATCCCTCTA